GCTGTCACTGCCTAAATTGTCCTCGTCTAAAACTCCTGTAACTGTTGCCCCACCTGCTGTAAATACTAGACCTGCTAGCTTGGTATTAAGTGATGTTGCATTGCTTGACGTGGTTGCAAGCCATCTAGCGTTGCTGTGGTCGTATATTACTGTAGAGCCTGCATCACTAGAGCCTACTGTTTCTGCTTCAGTAGATTTTCCTAATAGTGTTGCCGCACCTGCTAGACCCTGTGTGCCTACAGTTATGATGCTTATAGCATCTCCGTCAGTTACGGTTACTTTGTTTATTGTATTGGTATTGGAGGTTGTGACCTTTGATATAGCCATTATCTGCTGATGTTCCTCCTGATCGTATAAGTGCCTTCTAATATGCGATACACCCTACTGCTACCATCTACTATCTCAAGGTCAAAAACACCGTCTCCTGCCGTTAAATTAGCCGTATCGGCTGCTGATATAGTAAGTGTAACTGTGCCTGCTGAACCGCCCAATGCGATTCTGTTATTGGCTGTGGTGAGTGTGATAACCTCAGATGAACTCTCAGGAGTCTCCCTCAAGTCCATTTCTGCTGACGTATAGCCAGTAAGATTGATTAAAGTATCGCTAGAGTCCTTTAATGTTAGAGTCTGACCAAAGGTCGCTCCCTGTTCTATGATGAAATGATGATAGCCTGCACTCATAAATATTCCCTTTATTGTTCATGGTTTCTACCATCGTTAGCATCTGCTGAATTAATATTATCACTAAATTAGTGATTAGGGTTTCCTAACTAAGCCTTTTTCTTCTTAGTCGTTCTTTTTTTAGTAGTTTTCTTAGGTGCTTCGCCACCTTCCCATGCCTCATTGACATCAGGTGTGCTTGGATCATCTGCCACTAATTGTCCTTTTTTGTTTCTTGCTCTCACAGGCTCGCCTGCTTCTTCGGCATTACCCTTTACTTTGACTTCCATTGCCCAACCGTTATCTACAAACATAGACATAACATCTGATTGCCAATCTTCTTTGGCTTCAACAACTTCGTCTGCCATATATAACCTTACATCAGTGCCTTCTTTATTTGCTGTTGCAGGTTTAGGAACTAAAATTTTATAACTTTTTGACATTTATTTTCTCCCTTAGGGTTGTGGGGGCAAAACCCCCACGTTCCCATGCTAAATTAAGCGTTATGTGCTGTAAAAGCGTTGTCTCCGCTATGTCTAGCGGCTCCTCTCACAACCATAGCACCGATAGGTGTACCGTTGGAGTGAGTTCCAGTCTTAGCTAGTACAACTCTAATGTATCTCTTGTTGCCAACGTAGCCTACACGGAAGATACCGCCTGCTGAATCAGGGTTACCTCCTGCTGTACCATCTAGCTTTAGGAAGATTCCCCCTGCAGCGATAGTACCGTCTACGATGTCCGCTTGAGCGACATCAGTATAAGTTGAGTCATCATCAGATTCTTCTAAAGAAACCTCAAAATAAACAGAACTAGATAAAGTATCTCCTTCTGCTCCAACATCAACTAATACAGTTGCACTTTCATATCCTTGTAAGTCAACACCAGTTCCATTACCTGCCGCAGTTTTAACCGCATTGATAATAGAAACAGCAGGGTTAATATTATTAGATAAGTCTTTCATAATTTACTCCTCGCTTACGCTGATACTTTTTGTTTAATAATAGCTTCGGCTTGTACAACTTGCCCACCAACTCTTCTTCTTGCAATGTATCTAACATTACCTGAAGTAGCTTGTGTGAACGGATCTCTTGTAACAGCTAAAGCAACTCTGTCTACGATCATGTAGGCTCTTCTGAAGTCACCAAACAAGACAGGATAAGCACCTGCACCTACGTCTGGCATATCAGTAGCTTCTACATAAGGGTAACCCAATATAGTATTAGGAACACCTGCTTGTAGAGACATACCTGCTTGGAACACATATTGTCCTGCAGTATCTTTTAGCTTTCTGATAGCTGATAAAGTGCCTCTGTTAAAAACAAAAGAACCATTTCTGCTGTACTCAGATTTGATGCTGTGTACCAATGTGATAAGACCATCAGCTAATAATGCTGTGCCGTTACCTGAATTGGCTTCGCTAACATCGCCATTAGTTAATAAACCTTCAGGCTTACCAACTGAGTTACCGCTAACAAATGCAGTTCCTTCAGCTTTTGCAAATTGCTCTGCAAACTCTGATTGCATCTCACTTTCTAGATCAAAGACAGTATCTTCTAAGTTTTGCTCAGAGATATCTACCAAAGCGTACAACTCATGTGCAGGCAGTTCTTCCAATCCTACTTCGTAACCAGTAGTTTCGGACCTTGTGCCTTGCTCTGACACCCATTGGGCAGAGAATTGAGAAGTCCTTTTAGGCACTTGGATTGATCTTGATCCAGTGCTTCTTACTCTTGCTAGAGAACGAATAGGTGAGATTTCAGTTACAGTTTTTAGTAACTCTCTTACATATTCTGGTGGCGCAAGATATCCACCTGTTGAGTCATTGCTGACGGTTAATGCTTTCTTTTCTGCATCATCAAGACCTTCTAGTCCTTTTCTGCAGTAAAGATCAAAAGCTGCTAGACCTTCATCAATTTGCTTGGATTCCAATCCTGAGTTTGGTCTCTTCATAAGAGTTTCAAGATTTTCAACCTGCTCTTTGATTCCGTCTTGAGCTTGTTTGGCTTGTGTGATTTCTTGGTTGATATCCTCAAGGCTATTAAGTTTTTCTTCAATAGCTTCAAGTTTTGAATCAACTAGAGTATCAACATTTTGCCCTTTTTCTATGCTATCAAGTCTTTCGTCATTAGCTTTTTTAAATTCTTCAAAAGTATGACCAATTTCATTTATAGCATTTTTTATATCTTCAGACATAATTGCTCCTTAGAGTTGGTTAATAATTAATGTTAATTTTTTAATGGCTTCTACCACTTCTGCATTATCATCAACCTCTCGCTGAGTAAATGCCTGATTAACAGCTTTTGCTGCAACCTTCGCTTCTGAACGAGACAGGTTGAAAGCATCACGCAATCCACTCTCCCATTCCCTTATGGAAATCTCCTCACCCTTTACCTGACGAACCGTAGCTTTCGGATTCATAGGGAAAGTAACAAGGCTAATTTCCATTAAGTCTACCTCTTTGATAATGCGTTGGTTATTGCGTTTATCAAAAGAAACCTCTTTAGGGTTTACACGAAAGCCTATACTAAGACCATCTAATGCACCCATTTTTAATAATTCATAAGCATCTCTGCCTGCTGTTGTACCTAAAGCCAATCTACCCTTGACTCTAAGTCCATGTGAATCTTCTCTTATCTCATCAAACACACCTATAGGCATATCTGATTTATGTTGGTATAGAAGTTTGACACCTCTTGTGCCTCTTTCTTGCAGGCTTTTTGTGAAAGCACCGCTTTTGATTACATCATTGCCTAAATCAGTATTGTTAAAAACAGAGCCGTAGCCTTCAAACGTGCCATCTTCATTAGCATCTGCTTTTATTTCAGAATGTACTTCAACATAAGATTTTAGTTCTGAAATATTGTCATCACATGTACAGCCTGCTTCTTTCTTTTTAGGTTTCTTTTTCTTAGGCTTCATGCGACCACCGTAACCATAACCTGACTCTTCATTGTCAAGTTCTTCTCCTGTAAGTCTGGTGTAATCTGCATGCGAACCGCAAGGCATGAACACTGTGTTGCCATCTTCATCATGGCTGTGTGTGCCAGAGCATCCTATTTCTTCTGCTCTTGCTTGTGCTTCTGCTTCTGTAGTGAACACATCTTTGCTCACCTCTCTTTTTTCATCGTTGACCTGTTCTTCCTCTTTGGAATTATAACTTGAGTTACAGACTGCTAGCCTTTGGTCAGTGTCATATTCTTCCGTCATAGTGTTATCTCCCATACAACGACTCATAAAATTGCTTCTACTTTCTCCTGTTTTTGGCTTCGGTATTGGCATTATGTCTACATATAGTATCTGAATGATTAATTAAGCACAACATCTTGTTCATCTGCGTAAACAATCACACATCTACAGTTAATTACATTTCTAGCACCACCTCTTGGATCACCTGCGTAACCCATAGGAGTACCGCCTACAATAAAGTCCTCTTCCATTGGTCTTTGTTGTCCGTTTGCAACACTATGTGCTGTTCTTGTTCTTGCATCACCTGCTGACACCCACTGTTTAACTACGGACATGCCTAAGTTTGTTTGTGCTGCTACATAGTAGCTATGATGCGCAAAACTTGCAGAATTGTGCGTTTCTGTACGCGCTATGGTTGCTGCTCTGCCCCTAGCTATTGGGGTTACTTGATCTGCAATGTTTTTTGATATTTGTGCTAGTGTTAGATTTTCTGCTCTGCCATCTCTAATTATTCTATCTACTTTGTTTGCTATTCTTCTTGATACACCAGTAAGTGCTAATGTCCTGCCTGCATAATAAGATGCCACTAATCTTTCAAAGTCTACATTCTGCCCCATAACAAAAACTTCTTCTTCTTTTGTGCCTCTGTCATGTATTTCATTTGCAGATGCAAAAACAGTACGGAATGTTTTTCTGTAATGCTGTGACATCAAGGGTAGTAACTCTTCATTTATATCTTGTATTGCGCTATTAAGATCATAGACTCCAAACTCTCTGTAAAGATAAGCCTTTGTGCGTACAAACTTTCTAAATAAAGTTGTTAGTCTTTTTTGCGCAATGCGTTCAAGATTGTTTCTAATTCTCAGCTGTCTTGCAGCTTCACGTTTGGCGCTTATACGCCCTCTTCTTATATTGTGAAACTGTTTAGTTTGTGGTATCACTTGCTGCTTAATGGATGCCCTTTTGGAAATAAATCTGTGTCATGCTTGCCGCCTCTGAATCTGCCTGTTCTCAGTGCCGCAAGAAAACTGTTTACTCTGGCGTATGCCCACTGCTCAGGTGATCTTACTGACGGTCTCACTGATTGAGGGTTGGTTCTGTAAGCACCTACACCTCTTCTAAAAACTGCTTCTAGCATACGTAAAGTGGCTCTTTTTGTAGGGTTGTCACCATGCTTTTCATTGTGATCATCTACTTTCTTTTTTAAACCTTTTTTTACTGCACCTGTTATATTTTTTTCTTCAACAAGTTTTATATCTATGTGGTCATCTTGTGCAAACAATTTTTCTTCTTCACGTTCTATTTGATTACGTACCTTTCTTGCCCATGAGAAACCTGCATCTCCTCCCCAAAGCGCCCAAGCTATGCGCCCTGCGCTTGGATAGCCTTCTTGCCCTTGCCTAAAGCCTTGTCCTTGCTTGTCTACTTCGTGCCTAGAAAAGAAACTAAACATTCTTTTTACTGTGCTTATTGATAGCCTCTCCTTATTTACAAGTTGGTTGGCTCTAGCTACGCCTACAGCAGTGCCACCTCTGTTGTGTTCTTTACGCCAATCTAAGCCACGCCTTGCTTCTGCTGCCATGCCGTCAGTAGGTGTTGTATTTATATCAGATAAAGCCTTCTCATCTTCTTCTAAAAACTCCATCTCTAGTTCTTCATCTTCTTCAGGCTCTACATATGCATCTAGTTCTTCTTCAGATGTTGGATTGTCTGGCTGTTCATTCTCATTATCTCCAATTGGTAACAATGTAGCACTTATATAGAGGTCATCTGCACCATCAATAGGTGACAAGCCTATGGCTTCTCTTGCCTCATTTCTTGTCATTATTCCCTCTCTGACCGCAGATGTAACATTCTCATATATCCTCTTAGTTCTTTCTGCGAGTGCAGGTATTTTATCTATGTCAAAAGTAAACTCTAGGTTGTCCCCAAACATAGGCACTAACCATTCATTGAAGTCAGATTCAAGCTTTCTTAGGTGTGGAATAATAGTCTCTTCATACAGTGCTAGTCTTGCTTCCGCTACATTGGCATAAGTCTGCGCATCTGGTACGCCAACTAATTGACTAGGTACGCCAAAGCATAAAGCTATATCTGTAGCTGCCATATGTTTTAAATTTAAGAAGTCCATGTCCTTCGGACTTAAACCCATCTCTTTCCAGTCAAAATCTCCTTCCAATAACAATGGTCTGCCTGCGTTGGCTGTACCACTAAATCTATTATTTAGGTCTGTTATTAATTGTTGTCTTTGTGACTCTGTAAGATTGACTGAAAACCCACCATCATCTTGCGGTTTAAATATTACTGCACCGCTTGGTCTTGCACCGTTACTTAACAGGTTGATGTTGTGCTTACCTGCCATGTTGTGTTGATCTACTTCTATTGCTGCTGCTGACATTGGTGATAAGCCATAAAAATCATCAAGAGGGTTAAATAGCTTTACATGTTTAACTTCACTAAAACCTGATCTTTCATCTACCTCATATGAGGCCTGCACTCTGCCACCTAATACATAATCATATCTGTCTGGTATAGGATTGCTGCCGCCCTTGACTACCATTCTGTCTGGACGCAATAAATGCAGTTCTTTTGGTGCGCCTACATCTGAACCTACTTTAAGTATGTAAGCATTACCACTTAATAAAAGAAAACCAAAGATGCTGTTGAAGAACTCACTATGGGATTGCAAGGGATTAGGTCGGCTCATTAAGGTGATGATAGGGTGACTATCTAAAACCTGATCTCCTGCTTTCACCATAAATGGTACTGCACTAGCACCTTTGGCTATTTCGTTTACGCATCTATAAACGATGCTATTTTTCATGTAGCCTTCTTCGGCTAACTCTTCGTATTTATAATTTCTTGATTTGGAAGTACCTACGCCAAAATATCCTACCATGTTACCTACATCTTTTTTTTCTGGTGTTTTTGTAAAGACGTTTTTTATATTATCTAAAACTGATGCCATTAGCTTATTCTCCAATTTACCTGACCTTGTGACTTGCTTATTTCGGACAAGCCCCACACAAGAGCATCTAGTCTATCAGGGCTTGGTTTTGGTCGCTCACCTGTATATGTAGTCATTTGTTGTTCTAACTCTGGAAACGTACCTAAATGATGTACACGTCTTTGTTCATACAAAGCACTTATAGGCTCAGCACGAACTAACTTGCCTCGTGTGGCATGTACACTTTTGTAATTGACGTTAGGGTCTATACCTCTTAATAGTCTTTCCACCAAATCACCACCGTTGTTGACTTCTGCTACTATCTGATCAGCTTCCCATTCGTAGAAAAGATTAATGGCTTTTCTTCCCCATTGATCTGCAGAATACTTTCCGCTCTCATCTTCAAGAACATAATACTCGTTATTTGCATCTTTGCCTACTACTACGATACCTGTTTCATCAGAGCCATCTCCGCTAGTAACTGCAGGATCAATAGCGACTATTATTTTAGTGAGGTCTCTTTCTTCATCTGCAGACAGCCTTGCCTCATCTATTAATTTGTTTGTCCATAGCGCGCCTTCTATAGAGTCTACTACCTCTGCATATAATTCTTGTCTTCCTAAAGTAGTGCCTTCATATCTTTCTTTTAACATGGCTAACGCACTAGGCGCTAGATTGTCTACATTCTCAAATGTACTACCAGACGTAACTATTACATCTTCTCTTTCTATTAGCTGTTTTATTAGCGGTGTAGGTTTTGGTGTTGTTGTGATTACGCATTGTGGGTTATCGCCTAAACGCAAACCAAACATCAACTGGTCAAATGTCTCTGGATAACGCCATGCTGCTAGTTCGTCACACCATGCTCTGTGAAACTGCGGACCCCTTAACCTGTCTGGCTCTATTGCTGCGTACCCAATAATTTTACTGCCATTGTCCAAACGTATTTCTGCAGTAGTTTCTGAATATGACTTTCTCCCTCTTGAAGTAAAGTAACAATCATCAGGTATGATTGACAGCAAACCACTAGGACCACCAAAGCAAACTCTTTTAAGGTCTCCAAATGTAGGTGCTATAACTGCACATAAACTGTCAGGATTGCGTAAAGCGTACAAAGCTATGTCTTGCGCCCCTGTTCTAGTCTTACCCCAACCACGACCCGCAAGTATCAACCATATGTGATGCTTTTCTTGGGGACTGATTTGTTTTGGTCTTGCCTTAGTTATCCAATCAGTGTACAGACTTAGCGTTGCCTTTTCTGCGTTGCTCGGCAATGTTGTCCAAAAGTCCCAAAGCTTCTCTGAATGTGTCTTCGTCTTTTGCATTTGTTTCTACGTTTACGTTGTCTGTTGCCTGCCCTAAAGCTAGCTTGCCTACTTTTTGTACAGAGCCTAGTGCTTGACTAAGTGTATTGAGTACCTGTGGCTTGATTCTATCTTCTTCAGTATTTTGTCTTAGACTTTGCGCTATCTGCCCCATCAAGCCTTTTGCTAGTTGCAGACTTGTTTTGTCAAACTGTACGGCTTCTTGTACAAGCTCTTTTCTTCTGCGCTCATCAAGTTCTATGAGGTATTTATCTTGGAATCGTTTTTGTTGCATTGCCCAATCTTCTCTTTGGGCAGTTTTGTATAGTGTGGGTTTTGGTACTCCGTAATCAGATGCTAGTTCATCTATTGTATATAGCTTACGTCCGCCTTTGTTATCTTCTATGCCTTGTACAAATTTATTTCGTATCTCTTCCTTTTTTGTAAGGGTTAGTTTTTTTGGAGTAGCCTTTTTTTTAACCATTATTTATCAGTATTTATATCCTGTGTTGAGCATTCTATCTGCAAGTCTAAACTACTGTCAAAAAAAATAGTACATTTTGTGCAAATAAGTGTTTACATTTGTAAACAATTCACCTATAATCACTATATTAAGTTAATAAATTGAAGGAGATAAATTGAAATGAATAACTTACCAACCATAACAGACAGAACATTTGGAATAGAAATGGAGTTTGAAGGTGCAGATATACAAGCGGTAGCACACAAACTTAACCAAGTTGTTGCTTGCCACTTTGAGGGATATACGCATAGGGTGACTGACTATTGGAAAATTGTTACAGATGGAAGTCTTCCTAACTATACTACTTGTGGTGAGATAGTATCACCAATTCTAAAAGGTGTTGAAGGTGTAGCTGAACTTAAAAAGGTGTGTGATGCCCTAGAGACTATAGAGGGTATAACCGTTACTAGAAGATGTGGGTTACACATACATTTAGGTGTTGATGATCTTACAGTAAGACAGATACAAACTGTTTATGAAAGATACGCAGACTATGAAGCACAAATTGACCTTGTAATGCCTAGAAGCAGAAGAGGTAATGCTAATTGGTGTGACAGTGTTGTGCCTAACAAAAACAGAATCAAGAGACAACCCACCAAAAACAGACTTGCACATGCTGCAGGTAAATACTACAAAGTAAATCTTAACAAGCTAACTACATACGGAACTATAGAGTTCAGACACCACAGTGGTACTTTGAATTTTACTAAAATTGTAAATTGGTTAAGTTTTTTGCAGACCTTTGTTGAGAGAAGTGTTCAGCTTGCAGGTACAAGAACTGTGACATTAAACAAAAACAGACCTTATAACATGATAAGAAACATCTTAGAGAACAATGGATATGATGTTTTTTATAGCAGAAGATATAACGGTTGGAAGGTTGAGAAAGAAGGCGGCAGGTATGGTTCTTTTGTGACCATACTTAGAAATGATGAACTGAATGATCTTTACACAGGTGCTAGAGAAAGCTCATTAGATAGGGATGCTGCTTATGACTACCTTTGCAGGAATACAAGAGATAATGATTTACAAAAAATATGGGTACTACAAAGACAAGCAGGAAACCCTAATACAGAACAAGATAACGGATGGCTAGATGGTGTTGATCAAACAGTCAAAAGTTACTTTGCAGAGCGTGAAATAGAACTTAATTAATAACAAGGAGAAAATATGAAATATAAAACTTACTTATACGGAGCTTACGGAAGTAATCTTAACGTAGACCAAATGAGCAGAAGATGTCCTGATGCTCAACCAGTCGGAACCATGTTGCTGCACGGATGGGAACTTAAATTCAGAGGTGTAGCAGACATTGAAGAAAAAGAAGATGCCTTAGTGCCGCTAGGTCTTTGGAGGATAACCCAAAGATGTGAAGCTGCGCTAGACATATATGAAGGCTATCCTAACCTTTATGGAAAAAAGATTTGTAAGGTTCCTAACCTTGCAGATGATTTTGATACTGACAAGGTTATGATTTACTTTATGAACAGTACATCAGTCTATCCACCTAGCATGCCTTATCTAGATTGCATAATGGAAGGTTATGATGACTTTGCTCTAGATGAAACTTACTTAAAGTATGCAATAAAAGATGCGTATGCTAGAGAAGAACAAAGGGACTTTAGATTAGTAAAGTAAACTTTGATAAAAGAGACTTCGTAAGAGGTCTTTTTTATTGCTCAATGACCTGCAAGCCGCATAGTTAAGGGGATGCTATACCATTACCCACGACCTTTTCGTTGCTTAAAACGCGTTTCTGTAAGCCGATTTAGTTAGTTTTGTGCTTTACAAAGCATTAATAGAGCATTTGCAGGCTCGTCACCCAATACTCCTTTTACAATATCTGCTTCGTCTCCACTGAATACAAGATTAAGTCTATAGAAGTTAGCGGCTTGAACTGCCATAGTTCTTTCCTCTTCCGTTTTAGCTTCTGCTATCTTTTTTTCTACCTGTCTTTGTGCAGATAATGCTTCAGGTGTAAGAGCCTTGATCATAGTTCCGTCAGCAGTTTTGTGTTCTGTGCCTTTTACGCTATCTTCTGCTGAATCTGAATCGGTTGGAATCCATGCAGTACCAAATTCTTCATCAGCCATAGCTTCAGGAGCAGGTATATCTTCTATCATTCTTTGTAATTCTAGGTCGTCCATCATAAGACTGTCTTGAGCCCAATCTAAAGCGCCTAACTTTTCTAAATCTCGTAGAACCTCAGATGTAAGTTCAATATCTTCTGAACCCCTTGCTCTGTTGTGTCTGAGTGTCGCTATTCTTGCTTGCTCATAAGTCATTGGAGTTACTACTATAGGTATTTCTTCATAGCCTAATTCTTTAGAGCATCTCCACCTGTGCTCCCCATCAACTATTCTGAACATGCCTTCTTGTTCTTCGTGATGTACACAGACTATGGGTTGTGTAAAACCATCTTCTGTCATAGACCTTTTAAGCAATTCAAATTCATCATCTGATTGTCTGTTTGGGTTGTATGTATTAGGCACGATTTTGTCGTGTGTAATATATTTGATATCTAAAGCCTCTAAGACTTTATTCTTTTTTTCTACTTCTGCCTTGCCTTTAGTTCTAGCCATTTTTTACTCCTTGATTATTGCTCTGTTAATTACTGGTCGCATCCACCAATACTTGTAGTTGCCATAATATAAATATCTGCAGATGTATGTATTGCCTTTGTCATTTGTATAGTTTTCATCTACACCGTGCTCTTTTATTTGATGTAATAACATGCCATACAAAAGGGGATGTTCTGAATCTCGTATATACCAATGTGGCGCAGTGTCAGCATATGACTTTGCCCATATCCAATCGGCGTTTTCAATCTCATGTTCAAACTCAGATAAAACCATCAGAAAGTAGGCTTGCCGCCCCATGTACCTGCACCTTCCCTAAAATATTCTGGCTCCATGTACGGCAGCGAGCCTTGTTTTAGAGAGAAGGGATCTCCGTTATACATATTCATAGCCAATTTTTTCCAAGAGCCATTTGGATTTGCTCTTATAGAATTTACTTGTGGAAAATCCATGTCAGAACCATTTTGCTTGTCAAACTTTTTGAGTTCAACACCCATTATTTTTACTGCTCTTTCTGCAATCCAATCAGGTGCATCTTCTATGCACTCCCTTTTAAAACATTCTTCCCATGTTTCGCCAGACTTTCTGATCGGTTGACAAGATATTTTTCCAAACTGTGCTGCTGTCCGTATGCCGTCAAGTCTATGACACACTTTGTCAAACCAACGAGGCCATGCCTTTTGTGCTAACTGTAAATCTGGTATGCCTGCAGTTGTCATTGTCAAAGGTGCTATACGCAGTTTATTTTTTGATCTGCCGTGCTTGACCATAACATCATAAGCGTGATTGTAATCCCATTTAAAATCAGATATAGCTTTCCATACATCACCATCTGTCCAGTCATATATCGGTCTAACATACTTTACGCCTCTGTCATTTGGCTTGGTTATATGACCTTTACTAGAAAATAAACCCATTCTTCGGTTCGGACTTTCTTGCACACGTAAGCCTATGCAGGCATAAAGGTCTTTGCCTTCATCTACATGAAATCTTTCTGGTGTAACCAATGCGTTGATATTTTTTTCTTCTATTTTATAAGCGTAATCTGGCGGTTGTCTTACCCAATCAGATGGGTCTATATATTCATCAAATATCCACCAATACGGCAAGCTGCGATTAAATACATTCACTACAGGTTGCCCTGCGTAGACGTGGTGCATATTGACTTCAGGTCTTGCTGCAACTCTGTCCAAGTACTCATATGTATTTGGAAAAAGTATTTCTTCATCACGATGTACTACATTGATTGGTAATTTGCCTGCTGCGTCTGCAGCCATTATTGCTAACTCCATGCAGATAGTAGAATCTTTACCGCCGCTTTGAGAAATAACTACAGTGTGTCCTTGCTCATAAACCTCTTGCAGTCTATTTAAAGCTGCATCAAATACACTTATATTAAGATTAAGTTTCATGCTTGTAAGATTAAAAGATAATACTTACAGTTTTTAAGATTATGTTTTCTATATTCCATATCTGTATATATAGCCTCAACTGAGTCTTTAAATTTAAACGATCCTTTTGCATCATTATACTCCAAACTAGAAAAACCCAAAATGTACGACCAATCATATTCCATTTTTTTTAAAATGTCTTTTATTTCTTGATAGGAAAATTTAGTAGTTTCTACATCAGAATTCATCTCTTCATGACATAGAGCGTTGTAACCACCGTTTTTATTTATGAATGTAAGGTACATCAAACCATTTTCTTTTAAATGACTGCGCATCTTTATAATTCCTTTTTCTCCACAATAGTCAGGAATTGCAAACAAACTCACTACAAGGTCATATGTATTATGATCCTCATATTCCATAAAGTCTGCTACCTCAAAATCAAGGGTTACATGTTTGTTTTTAGCAACCTCTATCATCTTTTCGCTTATATCTACACCCTTGTATTTTGTATGCCACAATTTTTTTTCAAAAAGATCAGCAAACAGACCAGTACCTGCACCACAGTCTAAAATGGACTTCACTCCAACTGTTGGTAGGTTTTCATATAAAAACATGTTTTCTGCTTTTATAAGTGTTTTGTCTTCTTGATACATATTGTCATATCGTGATGCAGCAGCATCATATAAATCTTTTACATCTTTCATTATATTGTGTAGTCGCTTACGTCTAAGGTGCGTTCTTCAAAGACTCTTTTTTTGTGGTTATAGACCAAAGTGCATTGTCCAATCTGACCATACAAGCCTTGCTCTCTTATTTTTCTAGTTATTATGTTTATAGAATCATCATCAAAATCCCTATGCACTGTAACCACTGCATCGCTTTGGTTGTGCCAGTGTGAAGCCCCTGCTATGTCATAAGCAGTAGGTGGTGCATAACCGCCATCATTTTCTTTTTGCATCTTTGTTGGATGTGCCACTACCCAAACTGTGCAATCTGTGTTTCGCGCAAACTTCTTGCAGTTAGATATAAAGTCTCTGATGTGCTCATCTTCTCTGTAGTTGCCTTGTCGTTTAGCATCAACTTCATTATAAGGGTCAATAACAATCCCATTTATGCCAAACTTCTGCACACTTTGTTTTGCTATCTCTAATATTTTTTGTATGTTAGGTATATGTTCTCTAGTCTCAATAAAGTAAAAATGCTCTTTTACCCAATCTAAAGCATTATGCAGTTCATCAGTAGACATTCTGCCCTCAAATCCTTTGTCAAATGGCTTTTCTGTAACTATCTGTGCTAGACGTCTTATGTGCATGCTTGTAGAGTGTTCAGGACTAAACATCGCAAACTTCCAACCATGTCTTTGCGCAATGCTTACTAAAAACTGATCAAGAACAGTAGACTTGCCATGATTTGGTATGCCTGTCCATACATGGAAAGTACCCTTTAAAACTTTATAAATGCGATCTACAGAGGGAAAACCTACTTCTATTGGCTTAGTATAGTTGCCGTTGTAAAGATCAATAACCTGTGATGTGTAATTATTTACGGTGTACAAACCATCAACAGGGTATGGCTTGGCTTGCTCTACTATCTGCTTTAATTTGGCAGCGCCATGTTTTACTAGAATGTCATTTGCATCTTTGCAATCTTTGGGAACCTCTACATACCAACATTTGTCTTTGCCATATCTGTGCAATAATTCTTTGTTAAGGTTTTCACCTGCGCCGTCATTATCTACAAATAAAATAATCTTTTTTGCTTTTTCTAATGGATGTGTTTGTAGGCAGCTAAACCGCTTGTCGCCCTCCCTAAAATTTACCTTTGCAGGCGCGCCATCAGGTAGTGTTGTTGCGTTCTTTATGCCAACTTCCCAAAGGCTAAGTACATCTATTTCACCTTCTACAAAAACAACAGTGCTTGCATCCCTTACTGAGCCATAATTATATAAAGACTTTTTAGCGTTAGGTGTCTGCTTAAATTTTTTGTCAACTGTTCTGTACTTTATGTTGTCACATCTATTGTTATGTGGATTGTAGGGCATAGCTATCCACTTTTTATCTTTGGAGTGTATGCAGAAATGTTTGTATGTTTCTCTAGATATTGATCTATTTATAAAATAATCATCTAAAAACTTTGTATCACTCGTGTTATCTATTTTCACAGGCTCAACAATTTTTTTCTTGGTAGGTGTAATACTTTTAACATTTGACCTTTCATCATGTACTGATCCAGTGTCTTCACAGTGATGACAAAACCAAACAACATTATCTACATCTACTGTAACTGATAGTGGTCTGTCTGCAGAGTTGTGTGGTGGTTGACACTTTGGACACTTTACCTTGTGTGTACCCTCCGTAAAACTTTTTAATCTAATTCCGTTTTCTAATAACTTATCCTGCAAGTGCATTTTTACCCCCTTTTTTATTATTTATTTTATCTTTAGTATAGGTGGAAGCTCGTGTCCTAACCATAAGGACGTTGGTGTCCACATTAAGAAAATACCTGTTTGAAGTACCAAATCTACGTTGTTTGGTAAGCAGGTCATTTTTTTCTAACCAGTCTATACACCTGCGAACTTGCCTGTCAGAAATGCCGCAAAGTTCCCCAAGATGTTTCTCACTTGGAAAGCAAGAATGGTCTTGGTCTGCATAGTTGGCAAGCCATACAAGAACAAGTTTAGTTGAAGGTGTGTTGCAGTTTTTGGTCTTACACCAATTAATTGCTTCTATTGACATATGCACCCATTATGTACTACTTACTTTTTTCAGGCAAGTTATAAAAATCATTAGGGGTAACTTGTCCGTCTGTCAGACGGTATATGATATACATTTCATCTTGTCTAGGTATGCGTTGTCCTTGACACCATTTAGAAACTGCATGAATACTAAACTCACCACCTAATTCTTTAGATGCTTGTAAAAAGCTTAATTGCGTAATTTTGTTAAATTTTAAATACTCATTCAGTTTCATGATTACAGGATACATCATTTAATATTGCATATCCACCCATTTTGTATTAATATATGCCCACATAAATTGATATATAAAATGAATACAATAAGTAACAATCCTTTTGAAGCGCACAATGTAAACCATCTAAGCGCATCTTCAATAAATGAATACATACAAAATCCTACACGTTGGCTTTTAAAGGTTAGCGGCTATACAGAAAACTTAGGCATACCTGCTTTTTGGAGAGGTACTGCAACAGACAACACCATAGAAAAATCTTTAGATGATATGAGATTGTCTGAACGTAGCTTGGTTGACTTTGCTTTGAGCGTTTATGATGAAAAAGAAAAGGAAGCTAGACAGGGCAATCTTTATTTTGATAGAACTAAATCTAAAGCTGAAAGAGACATGCTAATAGAGTATGTAAAAATATCTATTCCGTTTTACAGGCAACTAGGAAAACCCATAGAAACACAAGGTAAGATCAAGCTTGAGTTTGAAGAAATACCTGTTCCGATTATTGGCTACTATGACCTTTATTATGATGGTGTGGTGCGTGATATAAAAACCACCAACCGCATGCCTAGTAAACTACCGAATTCTTATAGCAGACAGTTATCTATTTACGCAACTGCGTTAGATGCTGTTCCTTTAATTGACTATGTATATGCAAGCAAGACCAAGCAAATGGTTAAGACTGTGCCTGTATCTGATATTGAAGAGCATATGAGAGTGGTCAGAAGGGCATGTAACTCTATGATGGAGTTGCTTTCCTACTCTGATGATATTAACCAAATAGCTAGACTTTTAGTTCCTGACTTTGATGATTGGAAATGGTCAAATAAAGAAAAAGAAGCAGCTATTGAATTATTTAATTTGAGGTAAACATGGATAAATTGATAAGTGCCATCGTTGAAGCACAGAAAAAAATCAGCGACGCAAACAGGTCTGCAACTAATGACTACTTTAAAAGCAGTAAGAATAAGTCAGGTAGTCCATATGCAACTTTGGAAGATGTAATACAGGCAGTCAAAGAGCCTCTACTAGAGCAAGGAGTTTTGTATCAACAAATATCTGAGCAGGTAGAAGGGGGAGTGTGTATAGAGACTGTATTTATAGGGCATGGTTCTAAATTAGAAACAGGCAAAATATTTGTGCCTGCTGACAAGCAAACACCGCACGGATATGGTAGTGCGCTCACGTATGCGCGTAGATACTCTTTATCTTTGGCTTGTGGTATTGGTGCTGCAGATGATGATGGTAACAAGGCAGAAGAGATTACCAAAAAAATAGCCAAGTCTAAACCTGCACCAAAAGCAAATGTTATAAAAGAAGATGCTAAATATCTTTTAGTAAACCAAGAAGGCAACTTGCTAGCATCTGCTGATGATGAAGAAGCATTCCTTGAATTGTGTCGTAGTTTTTTAAAACATCCTGATAAAGAAACATGTCAGACGTTATATGCTGCTAATAAATCAGTTATAAGCAAAGCACATATCGCTGCAGTAAACGCAACCAAGAAATCATTAAATGATCTTGTAAAGTTATATGAAGGAGACAGTGATGAAGAGCAAGAGTCCTGATTTAAATTTGTGCGTGTATAAATGTATGGAAAGTGGTTATTGGTGGACATTTTGGGACTTACAATCTGAAATAAAAAGGGTTACAGGAAAATTTTTTGGAGAACCCACAATAAGCGCAGCAATTAGAAATATGCGTAAAATGGAATGCAGAGAAAGATTTGGACTGCCGCTTGATATGAATGTTGAAGTTATAGAGCGCAAACGCATAACAGGCAGCAGAGGTTATAAATATAGATTAGTAAAGGTGTAATTATGGAAAAAAAATATGATGATGAGTTAAAGGGTGCTTTCTTCCCTGAGGGGCAATCGGAGGTAGTGTTTAGAGGTAACATGCAAATAAACGGCGAGAAAAGATATGGTGTTATTGTTAAGAGTCAAAATCGTGATGGCAAAGAAAAACATGAATTGATGTTCAGTGCAGGCTTGATACACGTCAATACTCCTGAAAGCAAAATACATGACCGTGTGCCTGATATTGGCGGCAGAGTTTATTTTGATAAAGAGAAATACAAGTTTGGTTGTTGGAATCAAAGAGCAGACTCAGGTTTAGAATATCTTAGTGCAGGACTTTCTTTAGATGAAGAAACTGCTCCTTTTTAGTCATGAGTGATACTTTTGATGTTTTGCACATATCAGATGTGCCAAATGAAGAGGGGTTGTTTATAGATTTTGTTGAGTATGAAACTAGACCTGATCTAAAAGAAATGCAGTCATGGACAAAAAGCGGTTTGATTGAATTAATACATGTAACTCACAACGGCAGAGAATGTCATGCAATCATTGATGAAGAGGGTAAGTTTGATAGTTCTAATGAAGTTAATGTGATGGCTACTGTCAAGTGGCGAAGTTATCTCAAAAAGAATGGATTAACTGCATATGGTGACATGATTGTTGGTAAATGCTCTGTTCTAACTAACTATGATCTAGAATGAATCAAGAACATCAAGAACTATGGATTGATCAAATAAGGAAGCTATCTAAGCCTATTCGTGATGCTGAGTATGAAATACTAAGATGCGAAGCAGATATAAAAAAATTGCTTGCACAGTTAAAGATGATTGCCATGTCAGAAGGTCATAAGACTGTAGCCTCACAAGAAGTTTATGCAGAAAACAATCCTGAACTTTACAAAACAAGACTTAGACATGCGGTGAGTAAGTCAAACTTATCAAGTCTGCGTGTAGAGTTGAAGGCGCTAGAAATAGGATTTGAAGAGTGGCGGACTAAAATGGTCAACAGAAGAGAAGAACAAAAAAGATATAATGCTTAAATGAAGGGCAGAAACCCTACCTCTAAAGAAAAAAACCACATGGATAGGGTAAGCCAACTAGGTTGTATCGTTTGTCGCTTACAAGGCATGTATGGCGTTCCTGCGGAGATTCACCATATTGAAGGCAAAACTAAGATTGACGCACATATGAAAATACTTCCCCTCTGTTTTGAGCATCACAGAATGGGTAGTGATGCAGAGCCAATAAGCAGGCATCCATACAAAAAAAGATTCGTAGAAGCCTACGGTAGCGAATATGAATTGTTAGAACAAGTAGAACAGTTATTACAAAAGAAATCAGACCACCTTCCTTTCTAAAAAATAAAGTACAAAAAGTACTTGTTTATTTTTGTAAACATGTATATAATCTACATATTAAGTAAATAAATTGGAGACATTAAATGACAAATCTTAATACTGAAAATCTAAGCAGCGACGAAGTAATAAAACTTGTAATGCCTGCACTTATCAAAGACGTAAAAGCAAAAGCATATGTACAAGATGCCGCACCTAGCGATGCTGAGGTGTTAGGTCTTATTGTATCTAAGTTCAACCAATGGGACAGAGACAGTATCTTTGAAACATTTGTAGAAGCGTTAGAAGATTCTAATTTTCATTCTGACGTTGATACTGTAAGGGAGTTAGTGTAATGGAAAAAATTGTATTAGAAGTTACAGAACATGAATTAGTTCTGATGGGTGTTGCATTAGAGCAGCTTTCAAGAAATACATATAGTGAAAAAGAGCATAACAATGCCTTGAAACTAGAGCGTAAATTGAGGAATGTGTAATGAATAAATTATTATTTGGTGATGCGGTCAGACTATATCAACATGACCGTGCTGATAGTGGCTTTACTTATTGTTACCCTGTAGAAGAGTTATCAGCCATACATGGCAGAGGTGACAGAAGATATTGGGTTCTGCGTGACCATACAGGTTATATAGCATCTGTATTGATGAACGGAAAGGTGTTTGCATGAGTAAGCATAGCATTATAGAAATAGAACCAATGGTGCGTGATCTTTGGCATCTAAGAGAAAGAGAAGATCTTTTTTTAGAGTGTCTTGATTACGTTGAGAAAGTTAGCAAAGTTAAGCCTATAGTTGTAGCTATGATTGATTTTTTACAAATGACTATAGCCAAAGGAGGTCTGTCAAATCATGATATAGATCAAATGGCAGAATACTTTTATGATGAGGAGTATGGCAATGATGGCAGTTAATCCTAGTTTGTTAGAAGAAGTGCTTGAAGAATACAGTCAAGTGCATGGTGTTAATCTTTTAGACTTACCTTTAGGTGAGGTAAAAAATGTTCTGACAGTTTCTGAATGGGAAGTTGTACATGATGTTATCAAGTACGGCAAAGATAAAAGAAAGTATCATTAAGTGTTTACAAATGTAAACAACATGGCTATATTGTCTTAATATTTTCTATGGAGATAAATTGATATGAATAAATTAATATTAGAAAAATTACTGCATACATACAAAACTTTTGATACCAAGCACACAAAAGACCCAAACGCAGTATTCAAAAAAAGTTGGGTAATGCCTGATCACATAGAGCCTGATACTTTAGGTTTGGAAGTCATGCACTCATGGTTCAAGATGTTGACGCGCAGCATACAACTTTCACAAAAGTTTTATGTTGATGTTAAAGAAGATCACCTCACAGAAGAAGAAGCAGACAAAATATCTAATGAAGTAATTTTTTGCTTGCCGTATGAAATGTGTTTCATGCAAGTTGATGCAGGCGACATAGCGATTAACATGGTTGTCTGTGATATGTTGTGGGATGCCACAGAAAAAGAAATTGCCGAAGCTAATCCCAAACTGCAAGGTCAATATAGTGTTAGTTCTATACCCTACATAAAGAGTGAAGATGCTTTTGTGTTTGATCCTAATTTATATTTGATGGAGTTTTACACAGATTCTACATTCAAATATGAACTGAATGAGAATGAAGACAGTAATCCTTTTGCTTACTGCACAGATTTTAGTAGTGACAGTGAAGGCATGTATACCAACCGTTCAATGCAAAGATGGGCGAGCAGCATATCAACCTGTCTTGTAACATTTATGTTGATGATGCACTTTCCACAGATTACTGCTACTAAGCAAGTACAAGGCGTCAAACCACAGGTGCTAGAAAGCCGCAGCAGGTACAAAGCTAGCGATCTAAGGGCAAAGCCTACATGGGAGCATAAAACGCTTAAATTAGACCTTTATGGAAGCGAGAGCGGTACAGGGTGCAGTAATGGCAGCAGGTCAGAAGGCACAAAGTTTCACAGTGTAAGAAAACATTTACGCAGACTTAAAAACGGAAAGCACACATTTGTAAAAGCACACTTTAGAGGAAGCAAAGATGTAGGTGTAGTCCAAAAAGATTATGAGGTAAAACTATGAATATATTTGCAGTTAGACTAGAACCAGATTTGGCAGCTATAGACTTGCCTGATAAATTAATTTGCAAGATGCCGCTAGAAAGCGCACAAATGTTATGCACCGCACACAGAATACTTTCACCGAAAGAGTATTGTGATGCTTATGACCTTTATAAACCTGCTTTTGTAAATCACCCTTGCACTATATGGGCAAGAACTACCCATGAAAATTATAGGTGGTTGCTTTTGCATTGGGTTGAGTTATGTTCGCAGTTTAAATTACGATATGGACATAACCACAAATCATGGGGAGATTTGCAAGAAGGTCTGTTGCGCTTTCCAATGAACATACAGGAAGGTGAAATGACGAGTTTTGCTCAGGCTATGCCTGACAAATATAAGAGAAAGTACAATCACGTTGCGGCTTATCGTGATTACATGATTAACGAAAAACACTATGCCGCATGGAACAAAGGTGTTGATAAACCAAAATGGTGGAAATAATGAATGGTGAAGAACTAAAGTATTTAAGAACTAAGTACAACCTATCACAAGCAGAATTAGCTGCAAAATTAGGATATTACAGTGCAGGTGAGCCTAATAGATCAGTTATATCAAGATGGGAGAATGACAAGGTAAGGATAGGCAAAAGAGCAGAACTTGCATTGACTGGTATATTTTATAACTACGGAAGCAATAGGGGGTAAATTATGAGAGAGCCTAATGAACCGCATGATGAATGGGGAAGACCATTAAAAATCACGAACAATAAATATAAATTTTTTGATAAGCTTAGAGACGTGTTCTTTTACACCTTTGTAGGTATTATATTTATAGTCATTTTTGGTTGGATATTAATCGTATTTTTGCCGTTTTACTTGGGAAGAGAGATATGGCAAAGATTTGAACTTTGGTACATAAACAAGTAAGGAGAGATACATGGATTTACAGCAAGCATATAAAAATTGGCAGAAAAGCAACGTAGATGAGCATCTGCACATGGTAAGCAAAAAAAAATTAAAACCAAGAACTATACAGTTATGGAATAGGAAGCTAGAGGCTTGGAAAAATAGAAAAAGATTGGAGAAAGAAAATGGTGAAAAATGATTTGTATGGTAAAGATATTAGAGAAATACAAGTAGAAATATATCGCAAAACAAATAAACTTTATAAAAAAGTACTAGAACTTGATCATGGCAGCCTTAGAAATTACCTATTATCTGATATTGAGGAAATACAAAAAGATCATTCAATAGTAGAAAATTTTTTAATTACGACTTTGTGGTTAGAGGAAGAAAGTAAAAAACAATGAATAGTTTGTGGTACGCATGGGATTCTGAAATTACTGAGTCTGTATGCTCCGATATTAAATCTTTTTTTGATGCAGAATCAAAACAAACAGGTAAAGTTGGCAACAACTTGATTGACAAACAGATGCGTACATCAACTATTGCAGGTTTTTCTTACGGCACAGAAACAAATCAAAAGATTAACGAAATAATAGAGCCATATATTGTGATGGCTAATAGTGAGTCTTTTGGTTTTGACCTAAATGGTATGCGTGAATTTCAGATTGCAGAGTATAGTGTTGGCAATCATTATGACAATCACTTTGACATGAGACTTGATGATAGAGCATCTATGCGTAAGTTAGGAGTTACAGTACAACTATCTAAACCGTCAGAATATAAAGGTGGTGAGTTTATGTTTTCTGATGATATAGAAACGCCTAATCAAGATATTTTAAAAAAACAGGGTACTGTGATAGTGTTTCCATCTTTTATATATCATAAAGTTGCACCAGTTACAGAAGGTGTAAGATATTCATTGGTTGGTTGGTATGAAGGCAGCCATTGGAAATAGTTTGGGTTATTGTCTTGTTTTGCGTAGGTTAGTTTTGGGGTACGCTTTCACACCCCTTCACAAAACTACTAACTTTCTGAGACGAGGCAATAACTCTATTTGTTATCTTTTTCTGTACTGTATTTAATATTAAGACCTGCCAACGTGCAGAGTCTGTTTTTTTCATCTAGACCTTTTGGTGTGATAGCAAAATCGTCACCGTTCTTAGCAACATATCCATCTGCTACTATTTCTTGTAAATGTTCTTGTGGTGTATCTTCTTCAAACATGACTGACAATATAGCGCCTAGTCTTTTGTTTTGTTTCTTAGATAGAGCCATTAGACTGCGAACCATTCCTCCCCTGCAAACATCTTGGCCTCTGCTTCTCTGCGCCTAACCAGTCCATCAAGAACTTCACCGTTAGCTTTGTTCCATCTTCTCATTTGTGCAGGCACTTCATTATATTTGCCTTCATTGAGAACTTTAAGCAAAGTGCTTTCTTTAAAGTTTGTTGGTCCTAAATTAAAAACCCAAGCAACAAGTGCATCAAACTGATTTTGTTCTAGAGGTACTTTTACTAACTTTTCAACGTATGGCTCATACTCATCTTCTATTTCTTCTCTAAGAATGTAACTTGCATGATCTAGTGTCCATTTGTCATGCTCTTTGACTGTTCTTGTATGACCATAGCCTATTGTTAGAACACCTGCAGGGCATATGTACGGAACTGCAAGACCACCTTTTGTTGGACAACCTTCAAATTTTTTTATGAGCGATAAGCCTTCTTCTGATATGTGCATATTATTCTCCCCATGTGCCGTCATCTCTGACTTTGGCTTTTTTTGTTCCTCCCCAATACTCAACCGCATGTCCTTCATTGATGAGTTTTTGACAAACATCTTCGCCATCTTCTGTATAAGGGATGCCCAAAATCCTTCCATATTTACCTTTACCTAGTGACTTGATCTTGAAAGTGCCTGTGCATAGTTCTATTAATCTATCTTTAGCTTTGAGACCTAAAGCCTTTTCAGCAAGGTTTCTTGTTCTGCTCTCTGGTGTGTCAATGCCTGCGAGCCTGACACGTTGCTTGTGTAACTTTACGTCAAATCCCAAGTCAAGTGTAACGTCAACAGTATCGCCATCAACCACCCTTTCTAGGGATGCTTTGTAGACAAAGGCATCAGGCGATTCTGACATTATTTGGATTCTGCGTTAGGTGTGCTAGGTGCTTTGTCCTTTGCTTTTAAAATATTAAGAGCAAGGGCATCTATAAACTTATAAGCCTTTCCTATGATTGCATCATCTTTTGGCGTTGGAGTAGATGCTGCTATTGCAGAAGCTGCTGTCACTATCCAAGTAATCCAATTTATAATTTCCATAATCTCCATAATTTTCTCCTATATGGTATTACTTGTTTAATTCTACTTGATTAGCTTCTGCCTGATCAAGTTCTCTGTAGTATTTAATTATTGACAATATATCTCTTGTATACCGTGTCACCTCGCTCATAGTCATAGATAAGTTTTGGTATTCTTGACTTGAAAGCGTATAGAAAGCACGTTCTGGCGCATCACCTGCCGCTAAATTTTCTAAGTATTCCTGCATTGTTATTGGTGTCATGACCTCCCAATCTACTTCTGTAAGACTCATTGGGTATGGTAATGGTGGATGGTATATAGGTGTGCGCTCAGCTATTGTCTTTACTTGCACAGGCTTTGCGGTCTGTAGCATAGAGCAGCTAGCTAGAAATATTGCTAGACTAATTAGAATTAGATTTTTCATCAAACTGCTTTGGGTTGGTAAGTTTTTCTAAAGTTGTTAAAACTCTAAGAGATCCTTTATTTATTCTGTTCTGTAGGTCTATTGGGTCTGCAAGCGCTTCTTGGTCTAGGTCTAAGTTTGCAAAAGTTTTTCTCAGCTTGTTTACATCTTGCATAGCCTTTCTTCTTTCTTCTTCCAGTATGTTAAGTTGTTCTTGTTGTGCTTTCTGTTGTTGTAGATATCGTTCTATAGAAGCATTTTGTTCTTCTATCTGTGTTTCTAAAACTATCTGATTACCTTTGAGCGTACTTATTTGGTCAGCTTGATAGTCAATATACCAAGCCGTGCTTGCGATTGTTAGTAATAACAATCCTCCTAATACTACTGATAAATTCATGTTTATAAATACAATAACAGTATTAGAACTTTTGAGCAAACATACATTAGTTGCCTTGCTTTACCTGTATTGTGTTGTCTGTACCGCCATTTACTTTAACTGTATTTTCTACACCGTTTTGTGTAAGAAGCAAAGTGTATGAACTAGAACCATCTAAATCTAATCTGAATGTATCTCCTACCGCCCTTCTGATACTAACTATCTGACCACTAATTATGGTTGTAATTTGTGTGTCTTTATCTTGCCCTATCTCTGTGCCTGTTATTCTTATACCTGTAGCGAGTTGATTTAACTTATCCTCTTCTTCTGATACGGCAAGCGCATCTATGATGTTTAATAAGTCCTCAAGAAAGTTTACGTCTAGATAGTTGATATCCAATTCTGTAAAAGTTAATTCTTCAGAGTTGTCTAAAAAATCTTCAGCTAAAAAATCTATATCTAGATCAGAGAAATCTAAATAGTCAGAACTTGCTTGTTGTGCTTCTTCAGCATTGATGTTATCACTTTCTTTAGGTGGATTTACTATCAGCATATTGTCTATCAGATCAAGTGTTATATCTAAAGTGACTGGCTTAGTTGGTGCGGAGTTATATGTGCTTGTAGTTGTGGCTTGATATGGTTTATTAAGTATTACAATACCTGCCGCCGTTTCTACGTATATTTCACCACTGGACATACCATCTATGTCAGGTAGCAAAATGACCAATGACCTGCCTAACTCATCTACAGTTATCGTAAAGTCTGTCCCTCTAATTCCGATAGTGGCACTGCTCGTGCGTATCTTTATATTTTTTTTCCTTACCTTATTTAATTTACCTGTAACAAATCTTGCAGTACCTTTTGCAAAGGTAAGTGCCATCTTGGATTTGTCAGGGTTTGGATCAAATATAAACTCGTCAATCAAAACCTTTGAATTTTCTGTAAGTCTTATCTGCGTCTCATCTATAAATGTTATACCCATACGACCATTGGCAGTTTCTACTTTGTCATAACTAAGTATTCCAAAGTCAATTTCTGCTCCGTATGGTTTGTCTCGTACTACTTGTGCGTTGCCTTTAAGTTCGCTTATGCTTCCTATATCAACATCCTGTGCTTGTGCCTTGATCGTTTTGGATAACACAAACGCTTGAAGTAGTAGAACCAGTACTAATAATCTTGAGCCAGTCATTATCTTGTGTTGATTTTTGTTGTATATTAAAGGTTCTATCACTGCCCGTATGATCAAGCCAGAAATAACCTCCTGCGTAACCATCTCCATCATATGTGACAGTATTATCAGAACCGTCTATATCCATGTAGTTAGTAGCACCATCTACATCTATGGATGCTGTAATGCTGTTACTTGAACCATTTATAATCCAATCTAAATCAAGTGTAGCGGCTAAAGCAGTTGTGGCTTGATTTAAAGTAAAGGTATTACTATTGCCAGTGACGTCAACATTCACGTTAGATGAGTCAGCACCAAAGGTGTTTGTCTTATCTGTGTTCATGTTAAAGGTGTTGCTATTACCGTCAAATTCAAAGAAGCCAGTATATGAATCTGCGGTGATGTCACCTAAGAATTTGTTACTGTCTCCAATCTGATTTATGTCAAGAGTCATAGCTGTGCCATCTAAGTCAAGAGCAGTCATTGCTCCTGCTTCAGCATCTATACCTCCAATTATGTTACCTGAGCCTAGTTGCTCTAAATCCATATTAGAGTTTGATGAACCACTGCTCTGGTCAACGAATATTTCATTGTCAGCACCCATCAATGGCATAGCTAACAGAAACATGAGTAAAATTTTCTTCATTTGTACCTCCAAAAATTATGTTTCACTCCTTCTTCTATTGTTTGAAGCACTGCCGTTTCTATTGCTATCTGCAAAGCTATGCTCATTGGCTCGTTCTTTACAGTACCACCTTCCAATTCTACCAGTTCTGTCTCATCAGATATAAATCTAAATACATCATTATCAAGTGATGCTGAGAAAACTGTTTTTGTAACTAATGTTTCTATAAGCACACGACCTGTAGAAACTGAAACTGTTCTAAGGCTTACGGTTATCTGGTCACGTCTTATTTTGCGTGACATGCCGATACCTAAATACCTTGCCCCCACCCCTCCGCTTTCTATGTTAGCTTCATATGATAGGACACCACCAGTCATAATCATGTCGCCAAACTTCAGTGGCATGAGTCTTTGTTCTTCTTCAAATGTTTCTCTTGTGGATCGTATCAATTGTCGCTCTTTTGTAACCGCATCTAGTGATACCCTTTCTACTACCTCAAAGAAACCATTTTTGTTCGCTCCTGCGTGTTTAAGCGCCCTTATAAGGTATGCATGTGGTGCTTGTGTAACTGCCGTGCTAAACGTGGCATATTTGGAGTTAGATCGTCTCTGCCCTGTTTGGTCTTTAAAATCATTTGCGTATACAGCAATAACAGGTTTTCTTTCAGGCTCATCAACATCTGCTAACTCTGTGTGTAGAACAACTGTACTTGCCTTTTCTACATACTCTACAGGTGGTAGATTGTTTTGTAGAGGGTCAATCATTAGAGTACAACTAGAAAGTAAAACCGCCAATAGGCACAATGACTTCTGTAACATTGCCATCCTCATCTGTGATAGTTACTCTAACCTCTTCGTCTGTAATTTCATATTCAATAGTGTTGCCATCTAATTCCATCTCACCAGATTTACTTATTTGCTCGCCAAATAATGATGCTTCTATTTGCCTTGCAAGGTTCGCATAGATACGACTGGTAAGATTCCTCATGAATCTAGCTTCTACTGTGTTGTTTTCTTCCCTTTCTATTTCTTCTCGCAGTGCTTCTATTTCCTTTCTTATGGATTCTGCTCTATTGAACTCTTGATTCTCAATAGTAAGATAATGACTTGACGTACCTTGTCCGTTAAATGATGGTGATTTGAAGTCATGCACCATTTCATCTGCTTGCAGTTGTTGTACTACAACCACAATAAGAACCAAAATTATTCCTATAATTGCAAATACACTATCTTGTAGGTTCATCAATCTTTTCTTTGATCATCTCTATCTGCCTTTGCAATCTTGTTGCTGTCTATCAACTGTGGCACACCTAAAATTGTTTTAATAAGTGTGTCCTGACGAATGATCTCATTGTCCAGACTGCGTACTCTGTCTATCAATGCTACCAGTATTCCATGCTGTGAGTCCAATTTTGTTCCGAGCCTTTCTTCCATATTGGATATCAGTTCTGCTTGCTTATCATCTAGCGTATCTAGTTTTGTTTCCATTCCGTCAATAATCCTATTTATTAGTTTCCATATAAATAAACCAAGACCGCCTGCGGCGGCAATAGGAAATCCTACTTCATTAATTAGAGTTACAACTTCTTGCATTAGGTTATTGTGTAAGTTACTGAACCCCAAGTGCTGTGTCCTGCCCTATGAGTTTCATGTTCTGCTGCAGTTATTTGTATTTTGTTTAGGGTGTAAGTCTGTGCATCACCAAATTTGTTCTCTGTATCTCTTTGTGTTTCGTCAGCACTTATATCACTTCTCCAAGTATCAGCTACTTTAGAAACCTGATCTGTATTTACAATTTCAAGTTGAGTACCTGTGCAACCAAGATGGTTATATGCAAACTCTCCAAGTAGCATCAGTCTTGCTGTAGAGTGTCCTTGCCTTCTATGTGAAGGATGTGTTGCGCCCATACGCAATTCAACTATAAGATTAACAATTTCTATATGTTGAAATCCTATAGCTGATCCGTCTGCTTTCTCTGTGACCATCGTTATAGATTGTGGTGAAGTTTTGTTTTTGACTTTAGTTTCATCAAATCCTTCCGTTACATAAAGCATATTGGCAAACTCATTTCTTCTTTGATATATAGTATTACTGCCAATAGGATAATCCTTCAAACAATCCATCATAAAAGTTTCATCTGATTCTTCTAAAGGTCTATATTTGTAACCGTTACTTGTAGTTATTACTGTCAATTTTTACCTCCTCCTGATACATGAATCTGTGACAAAAGTGCAGATATAACTATGGTTTCACCTGAGTCATGAGTGACCGTTGCCTGTGCAAACTTCTGGTCGTTACCTGACAAATCTGTTGTTACACTTACAGAAAAGCTACTTGTAGAATCTGTTTGCTCTGTGCAACCACTGATATAGTCTGCGTTGCTGTTTGATACATTAACAAAAGACCACCTAAAAACTCCTGTTTCTGACGTTGTCCCATTGTCTGCTGTTATCGTTATATCAAAGTTAGTGCCTGTAGGTGAGTAGACTGCTCCATCTTGCGTAACCCATTGTGCGGTTGTAGAAGGTCTAGCGGTAAGTACCGTTGTGAGTGCTGCATTTATCTGTGCTGCAGGTACTGCTCTCTGTACGTTACCGCTTGAATCTAATCCTGATGTTGCTCTTACAAAAGCGTCATTTAAATTTGCAGGTGTCCTTGTGTTTGTTCCGTCAAATATACTGCCTGTTATCCTGTTACTGCTATCTATAGCATTAGTTGCTCTTTCATGTGCATCTATTATCTGTTCTGCTGTTCTGACTGTGCCTGAGTGCAATATGCTACCTGTAAACCTGTTGCTTGAGTCTAAGACTGCGGCGGCTCTACTTGATCCTGCGACTATTGTTGAGTTTGCGGCTCCACCTACCGTACCTGTATGGTTTCCAGATGTTGTTTGACCTCTTATGGTTGATGAACTTTCATTGTCAACATTACCTAATCCAACGTCTGACTTAGTTGTGTTGCTGTTTAAGTGTGTTGAGTTTGCAAAATTTGTTATTCCTGTGCCTCCTTTACTTGCTGGCATAGTTCCAGTTCCGTCAGAAGAGTAATCTACAGTAGAGTTTGTTAATGCTGATTTGGCTGTAGCCGTCCCTACTACTGTGTGATTAACTTGTGATGTAAAATCAGAAAATGAACCTGCACTCAAATGCCTTGCTTTAAAGTTGTACTGCACTCCTACTTCCAATCCTGTAATTTGCTGTTTAGTTGAGCCTTGATTTGCAAACATGGTGCTGTAAACAGAATCTGAATTACGTTTAAATAATACTTCAGTTCCTATTATGTAAGGCGAACTAGCGTTTGACCATGTAACCGTAACAGAGGTATTCGTAAGAACATCAACTGTAGTGCTGTCAGTCTCCACAGATAAACTGGTTGGTGGAGATAAGGCATAGTCACCAACTGTTAGAGTGCTTCCAGATGCAACAGGGGTTTGATAATCAGAAGTGGCAAAGTCATAAACTGAAGATGCGGTTTCTTGTAAGACTAAGCCTACAGCAAGCGTTGGCACATCTTCGCTATCTTCTATGAGCATCTCAGCCGACATAACTTCAAATATTTTAGAAGTATAACCAAGCCTTTCATTCGTTATCATCACAGTATCATGTGGCTGTAATCTTAAGAATTTAAGGTCAAGCACAGCACCTATAGTTGTTGCCAATCTTTGTTTTTTCAAAGATATTCTTTGCAGTCTTTGAGCCATTGTATGAGTAACAGTAAATGGCAACTGCTTTTCCATAGTTTTTACATAGTTAGGCTTATCAGAATTTGTGCCATTAGGTGTATCTTCCGTTAAAAATGTTGAATCTTGATATATAGGTGCATCAGCAGCAATATAATTATTTGAACCGTCAACAAATACAGATTTAACAGTATTGTATAAATCACCTGTACTGGATTTTGTGCTGACTTGTAGAGGACGTTGCAAATCGTCATCTGTAATAGTCAGAGAAGGTGTAGGGTGTGCGCCTGCATGAACTTGAAACTGTCCATTAACATAAGACATTGATCCTGCCATAGATTGTAATACCCCATTCATAACTCCTGCACCATTAGCTGAAAAGTTTGTAAAACCATTTGCTGTATATCTTTTCTCTGTAGAACTACCATCTGCGAGTGTTACCGTTTCATCACATTTATTAGCTGCTGCTGTTATGCCCCCTGCTACATTTCCATCATTAATTTCACCGCTTTTAGCTTTCAACCCATAAGTAGTATCTGTCAAATAGTCTCTAATTATCAGTGCAGGATTATCGCTCCATGCTGTACCTCCACTGCCTGAATTTAGTCTTGGGTCATAAACCTTTTTGCCTTTGACAACAAAAGATACATTAGGCATACCTCCACCAAACTTTTCAGCATCAAATACACACTGCATATATACATAAGCCATATCTGTATATTTATCTGTTGTTGTTATAGCTGCAAGTTGTGCATCCATGAATCCGTCTACTGCTGTTTGCGATCCATCTTGGAAGGTAAAACGAACTAAACGACCACTGCCAAAATCGTTAGGGTTTTCTGTGTTTGTAAACTTAGAATTTGTAGCGGTAAAAACAGTTGAGCCACTAATAGTAGAAGATGATGTCGTCAATGTTTCATCATTTAGTATGACTGCTTCAAGGCTATTAACTTCATGTCCTGCTATCACAAAAACCATGTGTAGCAAGTGATTGTCTGTGCCTGTAGTTGATATATGAGTCATAGTGCCACCGACTCTTGTTTGTCCATATATTATTTGTCTAGGCTCTGTAGGCGCACGAGATGATATTTTTGAACCAAAGTTACCGCCAGTTGCACTTATTCCTTTGCTAAGTACACCTAATGCTAAAGTATAAGCAAATGCTTTTGCGGCTAAAGCTGCTCCGCCTTCTAATGTAAAAAAAGCTGCATCGGTAACAAATTTTTTATTTGCTAAAAAAGGTATTCTAGTAACTATAAAAATAACTGCTGCTATTTTTAAAGCTTTTTTTACTTTGTCACCCATTGATTCTCCATACTTTTAAAATGTCTATATCATCATCTATGACAAGACCATCAGCATCAACACCTAATGAAGCATAACCATCAAAAACAAAAGCAAGTTCTGTTTCTTCCTTGTGTACTCCAAAATCTCCTTTAGACATATACTGTATTTCTATAGCATCTATACCACTTTTCAGTTTTATAGCGTTGTCTATTGCTGCTACTAAACCTTTACCTTTTCCATATTTAAAGATACTTTGCATTGCTTGTTCTTTAGTTTGCCATTTCCAATTACTAGGTAAAAGACTTTCACCTGTCATGGCTTTTATAAATGTGTTTGTAAGATGTACACAATCCCATTTTCCCCATTCAAAAGGAGTGTACAGATTTCTGTTTACTACCGTGTCAAACTCTATTTCCCAATTTGGCAGTTTTTTCATTATCTTTGTGTTACATAATCATAAGGATCATCGTGCATTCCTCCACTTCCGCTTTGTACATCTTGTTTTTGACCCCAAGCTATTTGTTTGTCTTGTAATTGTTGTACTCTGTTAAGTGATGTATCAGAAGAATCTATAAACTTTTGACTCTCTGCTGTATATCTTAAATTGCTAGGTCTTTCCAAATCAATTAATCTATTTTCAGCTTCAACCGAAACTGTCGCACCATCCGTTGTGTCGTCTATTGAAAGAGAAACCATGCGACCTGCAAAAACCTTTAGTACACCTGCTACTTCGTTGCTACCACCCATCAAAAAACCCATGAACACACTAATGTCCCTGTTTTGATAGTTTTCAGTCAGAGCCATATTTAACACATCAGAGTCCATACCAGATAGAGCAATAGATATACCTGTAGGCTTGAGGTCTAAAGTATCTTCAATGCTTGATATCGCAAGTAATGTACCTGCGCCTGTATAAGTTTCAGAGTTTATAATTAGATCATCATTTCCAGTCCAGACAAGTATGTCATCTGTATCAAACTCTGCTTTTACAGCAATAAAAAGTTCTTGGTGGTCTTGTCCTAACCTTGCTTCTATTGCACTATCTATACCTGCTCTTGTAGCCATTAAACCACCTCAATACAACCAAAGCTGATGCCATATAGTGATCTATGGTCAGCGTTCCAATCAACAGTATTATCTAAAAGTCTAAACAAACCTTTTGGTGCATCAAATCTTACAAAGTGTCCAGTAGCTAATGTTGATCTTAACTTTGGCTCTGTTCGTACAGCAAATTGATTTGGACTACCGCTTGTCTCAGTCGCATCTTCTACAGCCATTACTAACTGAACTGGATTTGCTGAAGCAGATGCTGCACCTAATACACCTAAATAATCACCTTTTTTTATACTGCCGCTATTGCTTCCAGTTGTCTTTAGATTTAAGCCAGTTGCACCTTTTACATTCATCTGCACTTTACAACTTCCTGTACTTGATTCGTCAGTTAGAACACTGTCTACAAAAACTACTTGTGTTGTGTTTACTGCTGTAATCTTATGTGTGCCATTATTTGCATCGTTTGTCATGCCTGTAACGTGTATAAAATCACCTATTTTTGCATTTGCAAATATCGCAGTTCCTGCTGATATACTGCTATTGGAGTTGTTTGCTGAAAGGACAACATTAGTGTTAGATACCCTATTCTCGGCTATTAGGTGCGTTGTACCGAACGATCCTGTGTTGGTTAGGGCATCAGGGTCAGCAAACTTGAAATGGTTTGTAGTGCCTTTTAATTGCATTAGAAATGACTGCCACTCAACAGCCTGTGTTCTGTTTAATGGTGGCAAAGTAACCTGTGCTTGCCAGAATACAGCATCAAACTCTTGCGTTTTCTGTTTTCCTGTAAACGGTGAAGCTGTTTGTCCTATTGCTCTGTATAAAGAAAACTCGCTACTCACAAAGTTAGGAGTGCTTGGCATATCTATTATTCTAGCCACCCATCAACCCCCTTCTAAATGAACCGCCTCTAGCGGCGGCTTCTAATACTGCCGCCTTACTAGACTCTTGTATTTGTGGTAAAAGTTTCGCAACTTCTGCTCTAGCGGTAGCACCTACACCTAAAGCAAAGTTGTTATGTTGTACTACAGTTATACCACCACCGCCTGATAAAGCATTTTTGCTGTTCATGTTGTTCATTATTGTGCCACCTGTATTTGGTACAAAAATCTCTGCTCCTCGTTCTCCTACTAAGGTTGGCATACCTTTCTGCACTCTACCGCCACCTGCTTTAGCGCTAACTGGTAGACCTACTGCGGTAAACATAGCATCCATAATCGGCTTGATGATCTGCATTTGTAAGGCAGAAGCAATAATCTGTCTTGCCATGTCTTTGAATAGGTTCTTAAAGCTATCCATAGCGTTTTCACCATCCATTAATGATTGAACAAAGTCGTTTGTAAATTGATTGGTGGCTTCTGCTATAACAGGTCCTAGTTCTCCAAAAGCATCATTTACTTCACCAAGTTTTTTTATTTCTTCATCTAATAATGTTTCTATCTGTTTTTGTGTGAATCCTAGTCTAAGTAATGCCTCTTCGTTTTGACTGTAAATCTCTGTTAAATTATCTCTTGCAAAAGCTAATTGTTGTGAAGCACCTATATCTTTTTTTAATAAACCTGTAATAAAAGTCAAACTATTTTGTAGTTCACCTTGTCTCATAAGATCATCTTTTTGTGTCTGTGTCAGCTTACCGTTTGTCACAACTAAGTGCATATATTCTGCATCAAGTTCTCGGATTTTTTCTAAGATTGTATCTAGTCTTGATTCTTCTTCTGGTGATAATGGAAGCAAAACTTGCTCACCAGATAAATTACCTGCTGCAGCTCCTATGGCTTCAACTGCACCAGTGACACCATCACCTGTACGATTTTGTCCTTGATTTGCTAAATGTCTAGCTACTAAGGGATCTTTTGCAGCGTTTAACAATTCTATATTTTTTTTGATTGTTTCTTTTTCAACATTTAATTTTTGTTGAGGATTCATCCTTTCACCAAACTGCGGTGTTAAAAGTTTGACTCCTGTGCCTACTCCTCTGATAGCTTGACTGGCTCTCACTGCTGATTCTGCTGCTTCTCTTAAAGTGTCTGCCATATTTCCAAAGAATTTACCTAATCCACTTTGGAAGACTTCATCTGCTAGTTGCTTGAAAGCGATTGTCATGTTGGATGTTTTTGTGGATAGGTTGTCCATTTTATTTTCCATAGCACCGCCAAACCTTTTATCTAACCCTTCTTGCAAGGCATCAGTTATAAGTTTTGCACCTTCTACAGTTTTACCAAACTTAGCAATATCATCTTTAGTCAAACCTAACTCTTCAGATAATATTTTTAGTGCAGGTATACCCCTGTCACTAAGCATATTTAATTCTTCTAAGCCTAACCCTCCTGCTGCTGATCTTTGCACTGTCCTTACCAATGCCTCAAATACACCTAACTGATCTACAGATACTGATGCAGTATCAGCAAAAGTCTGTAACATTTTATTAGTAGGCTCTATGCCTACTGACTTAAGTGCAATAAATGCTTTTGTTGCTGTTTCTACTTGAAATGGTGTAGTTGCTGCAAAATCAAAAACTCTTTTCATTGCAGCATCACCTGCTTTCATACTGCCAAACACGGTATCTAAAGAGTCTTTCAAATCCTCAAACTCCATTCCAACCTTTGCTATGACAGAACCTAGTTTCACTGCAACTGCTGATAAGGCTGTTACACCTATGGCGGCTTTTTTAAAGCTAGCAACTATAGTCTGTCCTGCTTTTTTTGACTGCCTACTTGTTTTGTCTAACTGCTTATTAGTATGGTCAAGCTGCTTTCTAAGGTCTTTAGTCTCAGCTTTTATTAATATTTTAAGTTCGTCAACTGTTGCCATTAGTCAGGATATAATTCCATTAAATTTTCAAGTTCATCATTAGTCATGGGTTTTTCTGGCTCTGAAGCGTAGAATTGTTTGAAACCTTTTATAGCTTCCCACATCTCTCTAGGTGACATATCCCAAAAGTCTACAGGTCGCATTTGCATCATGCCTAAACAGATTTGCATATAAATTTGCCATTCTATTCTGTCGTCTCCTGTGACTTTTTTTCAACATCACCTTCACTTTTTGCTTCTGGATCAGTTAAAGAGTCTGCTAAAAGCTGCGCAACTACTCCTGATGCTTGTATCACTCCTGTTTCAGTTATAATTTCTTTGATTTTACGATCATCAAAGTCATTACCACCT